ATGAAAGTGCAAAAATCTATCAAGAATATATCCCACAACATGAGTATGTCATGACAGTTGACGTATCGCGTGGTCGTGGACTTGACTATTCGGCATTTCAACTTATTGATGTTACTGAAATGCCATTCAAGCAAGTTGCTGTATATCGTGATAACAACCAGACGCCAATTGACTTTGCACAAGTTGTATTTCGCTTTGCAACACATTATGGCAATGCTGCTGTATTGGTTGAAGTCAATGATATTGGTGGCCAGGTTTCTGATATTCTATGGGGTGACTTTCAATATGATAATCTGTTATGTACCGACAATGCCGGTTCACGTGGACAGGTTGTTACTACAAATGTGAAGTCATCAACCTATAGAGGTATTCGTACCTCAAAAACTACTAAGTCAAAGGGCTGTGCTTTATTGAAGTTGTTGATTGAGCAACACCAGCTTATTATTCAAGACCATGAAACAATTCATGAGCTTTCGACCTTCTCGAAAAAGGGTCGATCATATGAAGCAGAGTCCGGTCATAATGATGATCTTGTGATGTGTTTGGTTATGTTTGCATGGCTCTCACATGATCAGTATTTCAAACTATTGACTGATCATAATACTGCAGCTGAGTTAAGACAAAGAAGAGAAGAGCAGATCGAAGAAGCTCTGATACCATTTGGCTTTTCAACTGATTCGAGCCCTGCTAGTAATATAGCAGATGATCTTGAGTTATCAAAGCATACTGATGAAAATTGGTTTGCAGATGATTCATGGATGTTTCGATAGCTTATAAATATCTCAATTTCATAAATATCGAGTAAGCTAAAACTAGCATTAATAACCACCAACCCATAAGGGAGAAAAATATGGCTACTTCGCTTATTTCACCTGGTGTTGAGGTTAGGGAAATCGATCTTACAACGATTGTTCCTAACGTATCAACTACAGAAGGCGTAATCGCTGGCGTTTTTCGTTGGGGACCTGTTGATGAGCGTGTGCTTGTCGATAGTGAAACCAATCTTGTAAATCGCTTTGGACAACCAACTAATTTAAACCCAGAAACATTCTTCACTGCAGCAAGCTTCCTTGCATATGGCAACAAGCTTTATGTGACGCGTGTTGCTAACACAACCGGTTCTTCGCCATCATTCTCTGTTACGACAGATGGTACAACAACTGTTACTGTTGCTGACACGACTGGCCTGGTTTCTGGCATGGAAGTTATCACAACTGGTGCAACTACACTGGCAACCGGTGCAACCGTTTCTGCAGTTATCAATACAACAGCTTTCACTGTGACTGATGTAAATGACGTCGTTGGTTCTGCTACTAGTTCAGTACAGTTTCTTTCAAACACTGTTTTCTCTTCTGTTGCAAACTCTGGTCCTGTTGCTAACGTAGAATATTCAACTATTCTAAATGAAACAGACTGGGATAACAAAGACGAAACGATTGATACAGACGTTAAGTTCATTGCAAAGTGGCCTGGTCGTCTGGGTAACACCCTGCGTGTTTCTATGTGTGCAAACACAACTGGTTTCTCTTCGAATGTTGATCTGTCAACGTTCGGTTCATATGCAGAACTTGCAGTTGTCTCTGGTTCAAATACTGCAACACTTTCTATTACAGCTGATGCGATTGCTGATGCTTCTGCTAATCAGACAGCAATTCAAACACTGCTCAATGTTACTGATCTTCTGACGGTTGGGAATACTACAATCGGTGAACAGAAACTGAAAATTACTGAAATTACAAATGCTGCTAACACCGGTACAGCAAACGTTGCTGTTACTGTTGATACAGTTGCAGGTAACACAACCGTAACAACAACAGACACAACTGGACTGTTGGCCAACATGATCATCACATCTGGTGATTCTACACTGATCGGCAAAAAGGTTGCTTCTGTTACGAACTCAACTTCATTTGAAATCGATTCTGTTTCAACTTATACGCTTGCTTCTGAGGCCATTCAGGTTTCACCTGTTGCTTCTGTTAGCATCAACTTTGAAGACAAGTTCACACTCTCAACTGATTATAAGTTCCAGTCATCCGTGATTGCTACTAAGTTCATTCCTCGTGAGTGGGAATTTGCAAATCTCGTTGATGTTGCACCTGGTCAGTCTGATTTCATGCGTGAGCAAGGTAACACTGCAGCATTTGATGAAATGCACCTTGTTGTTACTGACAACCTTGGTCGTATTACCGGCGTTCCTGGTACTATCCTTGAGCGTTATGACGCTTTGTCTGTTGCATCAAACGCTAAAACTGTTGATGGTGGCACAAACTACTATCGTACAGTTATCAACGAAAATTCTCAGTTTGTTTGGGCTGCCAATGATCCTGTTGGTATCACATCTAACACTGCCACAAACGTTGCAACACCGACGCTTGACACGCTTGTAATGAGCTTCAGTCTTGGTCGTGACGGTGCAAACGAAGAAAACATCGAAGTTTCTTCCTTGACTGGTGGTTATGAACTGTACAAGTCAAAAGAAGATGTCGACATTTCTTTGGTACTCCAGGGTAAAGCACGTGGTACTACGCTGGCTAACTATCTGATTCAACAGATCTGTGAACCTCGTATGGATTGCATTGCTTTGATTTCTCCACAAAAAGGCGATGTTGTTAACAACCTAAACAACGAATCTGCTGCTTGTGTTACTTTCCGTAACTCTTTGCCATCATCTTCATATGGTGTCATGGATTCTGGTTACAAGTACATGTATGACCGTTACAATGACATCAATCGCTGGGTTCCATTGAATGGTGATATTGCTGGCCTGATGGTTCGCACAGACCGTACAAATGATCCTTGGTTCTCACCTGCTGGTTATAACCGTGGTATTATCAAGAATGTCATCCGACTTGCTTGGAATCCACGCCAGACATTCCGTGATGAACTTTACAAGAATGGTATTAACCCAATCGTTACGTTCCCTGGTCAGGGCACACTGATGTTTGGTGATAAGACGCTTCTTGCTAAGCCATCTGCGTTTGACCGTATTAACGTTCGTCGCTTGTTCATTGTTCTAGAAAAGGCAATCTCAGAAGCTTCTAAGTATAGCCTCTTTGAATTCAATGATGAGTTTACTCGTCTGCAGTTCAAGAATCTGGTTGTTCCTTATCTTCGTGATGTCAAGGGTCGTCGTGGTATCACTGACTTCTTGGTTGTTGCCGATGGAACAAACAATACACCAGAAGTTATTGATCGTAACGAGTTTGTTGGTGACATTTACATCAAGCCTGCACGTTCGATCAACTTCATTCAACTTAATTTCGTTGCTGTCCGCACAGGTGTGGCCTTCAGTGAAATCGTTGGCAAATTTTAATGGGATACGGTGGGACTTCGGTCCCACCACCTTATATAAATAGTTTAAAAATAGGAGACATCCCAAATGGCTTTTAATATCGAAAATTTCCGTGCACGTACGCTCCCTGAGGGCGGTGCACGTCCTGCTCTATTTGAGGTAATTATTCCAGGTTGGCCTGGTTCTTCGCCACAAGCTGAGCAAGACTTTCGTTTTCATTGTCGAACAACTTCTTTGCCCGCATCCTCAATCTCAGCGGTTGATGTTCCATACTTCGGCCGTGAAATGAAGGTTGCCGGTGACCGTTCTTATATGGACTGGAACGTTAGTATTCTTCATGACGAAACATACAACGTTCGTAACTCCATGGAAGCATGGCACACTGGTCTTAACCAGCATATCGAAAACCTTCCATCACAAGGTGTTACATCTTCGCCAAGTTCTTATAAGAAGGACGCGATTGTAATTCACTATGGTCGTGAAGGTCTTGAAATTGCTCGTTACACCATGGTTGGTATCTTTCCTCTGAGCATCTCACAGATGGGTCTTGATTGGGAATCAAAAAGCCAAGTCATGCAGTTCGATGTTGACTTCTCTATTGATTACTGGTTGCCATTTGATGAAAATGGTGCTGGTGATTCTAATGTTGCTGTTGTTAACGAAGGTGGACGAAACTCGTCACTTTAATGTTGTCAGGGGACTTCGGTCCCCTTTCATCATATATAAATCTAGTGAGACGCGAACAATAAAGGATACTAACGTGAAATTATTTGGTTTTGAAATCACTAGAGTCAAAGATGAAGAACAAGCCGAGCTTCCGAGCTTTGCCGCCCCTGTCAGGGAAGACGGCGCAGTAAACGTTGAGGCAGGTGGCATTTATGGTCAATATGTCGACCTTGATGGTACGATTCGTACCGAAGCAGAATTAGTTACTAAGTATCGTCAGATGATGCATCAGCCAGAAATCGAAAAGGCTGTGAACGAAATCGTTAATGAAGCAATCGTTGATGACGATGATATTGATAATATTGTTGCCATGACTATGGAAGATTTAGAGCTTCCACAACGAGTTAAAAACGTCGTTCAAGAAGAATTTG